ACAACTTCTTGATTTGCCAGAGCGTTAATTGGTGTGTCTGCCATTAGTATCCTGCCCCACTACTGCCGGAACTTGATCCCGAACCTGTTGTAGTAGAGCCTGACACTGCTGATCCTGTTGTAGTGTTTGTTGTTGCGGTTGATGTTGATGTGACCACAGTGCCCGAAGCCTCTAATTGATTGGCTCCAAGTGCTGTTATTATTGACACATCATCAACGGTGGCCCCACTGATGAAAATCTCGTCTGCCGCTGAGTTGATCTGGAACAGAGACCCAAAACCCTGTCCTGATTCGTTTGGCACTATCACAACCGTCAGCAAGTCTGGCGCTAATTGGTTGTGGATGTATGCGGCTAATTCTGTGAAGTAAAAAGTATCTCCAAAATCCCAGTTGTCCAACGCAAAGAAATCATTAATTGCCGCTATGACTCTCGTCTTGATTACTGCGTCGGTGACATTTGTTCTTGTGTTTTTGACAACCTTAAATGTTGCCTGCAATGCTTCGTCCGCCTGTGTGCCAAATAACACTCTGTATTTTACCGGATGATATATTATTTGATCTGACAAAGATTTAAGAGGGTTAAGTGTCCCTGAGTAATTTATTCTAAGTTGATCCGACGTTGAAGGTGTTGGCTTCACGCCACCGTCTTGCAACCATATCCTGTACAAGTTGTCGTATGATCTTTCAAGCAAGTAAAGATCTATGATGTTAGACACGCTTGGATCGATCCTAGTCTCTTGTCCTGCGTGGTGTTTGTATTGGAAGTCTATCGAACTTCTGCCCCTTCTAGCGTAGTAGTCAGTTGTTGTGTTAAGGGTGTTAGTGGATTCACTGTATTTCTTAATCACGTCCTCCGAAGAATCATAGAAATAAAACAATTGGTTGTCTGTGTAAGTCGCAGTGTTTAGGTCTATGTCGCTCTCGTTCTCAGTCACGATGAAGTTAGAAGCCGCATATGGTCTGAATCTTTCTAGACTGTCATATGAAATGTATTTTTCAAAAAACACAAATTTTGTGGCAATCGATGTGTCAGGTTCAACAAATATGTCGAATAGTTCTGGATTGTCTACCACACCGTCATCATCGGAATCAAAGAATCCAACTTTAACTTTTCTATTATCTTGGAAACCGTCTGCCTCTGTTACTGTGTCTGTGACTTGCCACGTGATAGGATAGCCTATGCTGTTACCACTAGACACTATGCTGTTAGTTTTTAGGATTTTTACAGTATCCTTGACGCTCTGTCCTGTCTTGTAGTCGTATATTTTTTCTTCCACATCAAAATGGAACTTGTTTTGCGCCTCTGATTCAAATATGTAATCCATCTTCCTGTATGTTACAGTGTACGTGTTTCCATCGTTAGTAAACTTGAACCACCAACTTGCATCTAGATTAGTTCCTGCTGTGCTACCTTGGTTTGCAAGGCTGAACACGGAACTGGTGCTTAGATTTGTTGTTGTAATAATTTTCCATTCCTCTTCGTCTGTGTCGTATCTCAAACCAAATTCTTCAAATGCCTCGACCTTGTTAATGATCGTGTTTTCAAGTGTTGTTGTAAAAGATGTTGCGAAGTTAGGTATCACAGCGTTCAACACTGCACCGTCTGGTAATATATCGTTGAGTGTTACTGGTCCTTTTCCTGTAGACAGATTTCCACTACCGCCGTTGGCTCCATCACCGACCACTGCTGATATCTTTGCCCACTTCCTGTCCTCTGCAAGATCAGTACCAGATGTAACCAATGAGCCATTTAAAAATTCCCTAGTGTCCGGAGACGTAAATTTGATCAGTGCCCCGACCTTTGCGTACTTAAGGTTCGAAGTCGCAGAGTCACCTATAACCAACGCTCCAGTGTCCTTAAAATATCCTGTGTTTGTGTTTGTGGTTGTTGTGCTTGAATTCCAAGTTGCAGTCAATGTCGACAAATCCTTTGCGGCATACTTGTCATAGTAGAACTGCCTAGAATACGCTTCTTTCAATTTTACTTCTACTGATGAATCTATCACACTCTGTATTTCACTTCTGTTGTTGAAAGTAAAAGTGAACGTCGGTGATGTTTCTTCCCTGTAAAGTATTCCGTCTTCTGCGAAAACGCTAACGTTGGAATAAGCACCCGTCGGATCTAGGATCTCCTTGGCCCTGCTTATGCCCGAAGCACTCCTATTAACAGATCTCACTTTTACTATTTCCTGCGAAGCAGATAATGGAACAACCTGATAGTCTTCCGCAGTTATCATTCTGTTCTGTGAGTAGTAAATCTGGGGTGCTTTTTCTTTGATAGAATCGTTTGTCTCTGTCGCTGATGCATTGTAAACTGATACCTTAAGACTGCAAGTTAAACTTAACTCTTGGTCTGAACCATTTGCATCTGTGTAAGGTATCTGTAATGTGATGTTCTGCATGTCTGCAGGTTGCACAGAATATTTTGCGTTGTCGCTTACTCTGAAATATGTTCTAAAGTTTCCAAGTGGTAAGTCTGAAAAGTTTCCATCCCCAAACACAAGGTCTATCTTGTCACTTGCCTTTGTGACAACGTTGTATGTTTTCCTCTCCGACTTTGCAAGACTGTTGTACACAGCGTTGTTGCCTGTGAGTGATGGAACTTTTGTCCAACTCTCGAACAATTGGCCAAACTGGTCTAACTTGTACAACCATACGTCTGTGTCGTTCACGTTAGAAACGTTCATGCTCCTAACAAAATTTGTGATCGCGGCATCCACTGTGAACTCTTCGCTCTGCATGTTCCCTTGTTTGAACAAGAAGAAGAATCCTGTGCCGCTCGAACTGTCACCCGACCCATCACTTCTGTAAGTGTAGGTTAGTCCAGTACCTGGTATCGGTGCTGACTCGTATATAGATTCTGAATCTTCAACAGTGCTTGGCACTATCTCAAATGATCTACTAGTTCCTCCTATATTCTTCTGGAACTGAAATATAGGAAGGTCTGTCTGGTTTGAAGCGAGTGTGTAAACTTCAGTGTATACTCCTCCGATCTTTTTAGATTCTCGAGGACTGCCAAACAACTGTCCAGTAACGTTGGCCGCGTTCATTATCGCGATAAACTGCTCTCTGTAATTTGAATTGTTCGAGTCGTTCCAAATAATGTTTGAATTTGCTATGTTCGTGCCCGATGAGTCCCTTACGTCCTGTGTTGTAGATATTGCATCTACCTTAAGCAGACCAGTGGCCGCTTTGTTCCTCTTGGCATTGTAGTTGATCAATCTGGCTAATCTTAAAACTGAATTTCTCCTCTCCGCTGTTTCAAGGAAGTTCTCCCTTGCGTTGAGGTCCACTCTGAAAGACAGTGCCTGTGCTATGTAGGCTATTAGGTCGATTAGTGCAACGTACTCAGAGCTCTCAACGAAATCGTTGAAGTCGTCGGGGTAGTTCTCCTGTAGATAGGACACCATAGTCCTTCTCAGAGTCTCAAAGTCGTATGATTTGAAATCTGCCTGTTGGAAAGCCTGATAGATCTTACGCCAATCCTCGGCAACTAGTAATCTGTTCTGTCTGTCTGTTGTGGCCATTGTATATACAACGGTATTTATATGCTAGGAAATGTGCGTATATTAAGATAGACGCAGAAGTGCGTTCTCGTCGAAGTTGAACTTCAATTTTTCAGTGATGTTAAGTGGCACGTATGTCAGTGTGGCCTGTATCGCTATGCCCTTGTCTGCTTCGGTCACTATGATGTCTGACGTGCTGATCCTAGGGTCGGCATTCAGATTCGCCGTGACATCCTCTAAAATGGCCTCTTTCAACTGTTCTGTGAATGGTTCGAATATGGCATCGTATATGATAGTACCGAATTCGGGGTTCTCTACTCTCTCGCCCTTCCTTATAGACAGCCTGTTTATGAGATCCTGCTTCGCAACTTCGAAGTCGTACAACTTGTAGTTCCGCTTGTCTTCCCTAGAACTGAAACCCTTGAAGGTCACAGACCTATTCTGTAAACTGCCTCCTGTTCCTGAATCTCCGTATGCCATATGCTATATTTAACTGTTCTTTTTCTGGTCAAGTTGTCGATAAAATTTTCTCTCGACCTGTAATATATTGTATACTCCACGATTGGCCGTTGCCCCTAATCTTTGTGACAATATTCTAAATCTTTCGTCACTGATATTGTTGGGACTATATGTGCCCACTCCGTTTACATAGGCCTCCCATTCCACCACTGCGTTAGGAAACTTGCTGTCGTCATGATCTATGTCGATGTAGGCAGTGTCATAGTCATAACCATATTTCTTGTATCTCTTCTGCCTGTTAATAAGTTCTCTGTCGAATTCTGCTTTTTTCTGTTTAACATTACCTTTGCCCAGTTTTCCAGTTTCTTTGTTCCTGTCCATGAAAGGAGTAATAATCTTATACTTGGCGAGTAGGTACCTGCTCCGGTTGTCTTCATTGTTTGGAGCACTTGTGTTCAGTGAACCTCCCACAGTGCCATCAGTCCTACCTTGGGTGTTTACCCCATCAAAGTTTGGTCCCCAATACCAAATCATCTCCAACCATTCGTTGTCGAATCTACCAGCACTTGTTGTGTACCCTATTGGTGGTTTGTAATAAGGATCATACGTGCTCAGCATGTCAGACACGTCAATTTTTTCAATCGGCACGTCCACTTTCCTGTCCATTGGTTCGTGTGTAACAAATTCTCCAGTGACTGTGGTCCTGTTTTCTGTCTCGTTGGTGAACAACTCTCCCTCTTCGGTAGTGAAAGGCTCGCTAGGATCTATGTCGATCATACCGTCCTTGACTGTGATACCTACCTTCTTGTGATCTGGTTTGAGCCATCCTGGACCCCAAACTGCTCTCGCACCTATGCTGTTGAAGTGTACCTGTGATCCTGCAAGATCTATCCTTCCAGATGCGCCGTGCAACTGTGTCCCCTTGGTGAAAGAAGATATGCCAGACTTGGCGTAATGCCTCACTGCACCTTCTTGGGATGATGTTAAGACACCTTTTGCTCCCATCGTGTAGACGTAGTTCTCGGCGTTGAGGGCGAGATTCTTTTCTGCTGTGAATTTGATATTTTCTCTTGCGTGGAAATTAATGTCAGCGTCACTGTGTAAATTCATGTCGCCCGATGTCCTGATATCGATACCCTCCGTTGCATACAGTCTGAATTTGCCTTCTCCGGTCATCTCGATCCATGACTTTCCTGTGCCGTTGGATATGTACACGCTCTTGTCTGTGTCGTGCAACAGT